AACTACATTATAAAACTTTGGGGATATTACATGATGATGCGCTGTTCCTGCATCTGTGTCGAAAGCTGGGTCTGTGCTTACTGTAAAACTATCCGAAAAAGTATGAGTGTGATTTCTATCTGCAATTGTTTTTCCAGTTCCATATTCTACTTCTTGTGTGTCATCTTCCTCTGATGTAGTTCCCGAAACTGAACCTGTGTGGTTATGCGCGCCTACTGCGTGAGTGTGTGCACTTTCATTTCCTGAAACGGTGCTTCCCCCTGTTGTTCCGCTTGTTGTTGCTCCTCTTGGAAATTGATTTCGTCCGTTTAAATTAGGTAAAGTTTGACCATTTAAAGGGCTATCTGGGTCATCTAAAACTGATCCGTCACATTCGACGAATATTTGAAATAAATTTTGTTCTACTAAATCTGGAACTCCTGTAAATGATTTACACCACGGGACTAATCCTCCTATCGGAACGATCCCGGCCCCTTCTTCGATTATAACTTTTTGAGTATAACTCGCACCTAATCCTTCCCCGCTTGCTTCGCTTGATGAAAAAAGTGAATTTGGAACACCTTGAAAATCTAATACCATTTTATTTGCCCCCTATCTTTCCACTTTACAGAATAACCAGCGTCCACACTTTGCATATTAATACTTATTCCTCCATGAATTATTTCGCCTATTAATCTCCCCCATTTCCCAACTCTATTATTTGGATTAATTATTATTTGGACTTCCTCTCCTAGAATTTCTTTTGATAACCATTTTTGTGATGCTAATCCTCCATTCTCATTTAATTCTGGTGCTGCAATATTTGCGAATCTTATTGGAAAATCAAAATCTCTTTCTTGCCATGAAACTTTTATTGTGTCCCCGTCGTGGACATCTACAACTCTTGCTTTAAAACTTTCAAAGATTTGTTTATGTGGCGAATCAAAATAATATAATGCCATTTGTGAATTTGTTAATTCTGGGAATCGTTTAAAATTATGCGGCATCGATAAAGTCCTGTGTTTTTTTATCTTTTAGAATTGACAAGCCTCTTAATGCTATATCTCTTTGGACATTAATCATATCTTCTGCTTCGACTCTTGTTGTATATCCGCTCATGTCATATGTTATTGCCTCAATCGCTACTAAAGAACTTGCGATATCTGATAATAATTGTTTAACATCTGTGTTCAATGCGGCGAAAGTATCTGAATAATTATTTCTGCAAACACAATTTATTGTGCTCTCTGCTCTCAAGTTTGCTGCTGTCATCATTGTTGTATTAAAAGCTACATTTACTTCTGCTCCGCTTTTTTGTTGTATTTCTGCTTCTGTTGTCATAATATAAGCCATGTTTTAATCAATAAATGTATATATTTAAAGTTTTGTCTTTTATGCACCATGCCGCTCTGATTATTGCTTCGGCAATATGGGAATAATTCCCATAGATTTTTAGGCTTTTTTTGTCATGATATTCGTATTGGATTGATCTTAAACTTTGTTTTAATTCGGGAGAATCGAATAATTCGATTTGATTATTTTCCATGAGGTTTTTTAGATTGTTGTATAGATCTTCTTTTAATAGTTTCTTTCTTCTCTTATCTTTTTCGATTGGTCTTGATGCATTGTTAATTCCAACTATTTTTCTTTTAGTTTGTGGGTGTTCTAAAAGAGGGTCGAACACGCCAACGCCTAAACCCCCGTCATCTATATAAATTTTTTTATAATTGAATTGTTTGTCTTTATGAAGAATTAATCTTGTGGTTTCTGTTAAGTATGTGTTTTCTGAAATGTCTAAATCAAATTGTTTTAATTTTTTTCTTTTAATTCTGTCCAAAGATGCTAATGCTGTTTCATCCCCTCCCCTTCTTGCAACATCTATACCTAGGAATTTATCCCCTCTGGGTGTGTGTTCTTTTAATGTGCAAATTCTTTCAATTAATTCATCTTCAAAGAATCTCATTACGCCCCCAACGAACAAACCTAAATATTCTTGTTGATATTGGAGTTTAGTCATTCGTTTCTTTTCTTCTACTAGGAAATCTTTTAAATTTGTTTTCTGAGGTTCTGGTCTTTTCTCTGCGACTTCCTCTGTTGATATTTGGAAATGTGTAAAATTAGGGTTTTGGAAACATCGGTAGAAATAACCTTTTGTTCCGAAGGGAGTTGAGAGTAGAATTATATCTCCTCCCGTAGTTGCGAGCATAGGGGTCACTGCTGCCCAAACATCTTCTTTTATGAAGTGAGCTTCATCTGCGTATAATGCGTCGATTGTGTATCCTCTTATCCCGTATCCACTATCTCCTGTGGGTAGGCAGTGGATAACACTTCCATTTCCTAATTTTAGGGTGTGTTTTGTTGGCTTATCTTTTCCAGTTTTTATATATTTTTTGTAATTCTCATAAATGTATGATAGCACTTTTTCGAAAAGAAGTAATGCCTGTCGTTCTGTTGAAGCAATAATCATTATTACTTTGTTCTTATTTTTAATTGCGAACTCTCCTGCCTTTATTGAAATAACGGTGGATTTTCCAACTTGTCGGCCAGAACACAAGGCGATATTTCCATCTGTTTTTAGAACTTCTTTCTGCCATTTATCTAAAATTAAATTACTTTGCATTTTCTTTTAAATCCTCTAATTCCTGAGATTTTTTTTCGAGTAAAGTTGTTAATTTTTCTATTCTCCGAACTATATTTAAATCGTTGTTATAATCTTTAATTCCTTTTTCTGCGAGAATTATTGAAATTCCAACTCTTATCGCTTCACTAAATCCGATGTGATTTTCTTTACATAAAGAATAAAATTCGGGAGAAATTAAAACTGAGGTTTGTATTTGTCCATAACTTCTCATCTCTCTTTTTTTATCAAATAAATTATTTTTTTGCATTTTTTTTCTTTTCTTTCCTCCATTATATAGATATATATATACCTACTTTATAAACATATAGTTCTAATAGTATATATATATGATATATACTTTCTCTCTCTCTCTCTCTCTCTCTCTTACATGTATATATATATACTTCCCTCTGAGATTAACAAATTTAAGTGGATAATTGAGAATTGACCTACATTTCCAGTGGAGATAATAAATAGTGAAATTAAGGCACCTACATTTCCAGTGGAACTTTTTAGGGGTATTTTGGATAATTGTGTTTTAATAATATTTTAAAAATTTGTGGCCGGGATGCTACATAAAAAAACAAACACAAACACAATAATCGCATACAATCACAATCACAAATAACAACAATAACAACCTGAGCGGGGTGGGGGGTGGGGCGGGGGGTGGGTGGGTGGGTGGGCCGTGGGGCCATAAGGCTTACAGAGCAGGCGAGCTAGCGAGCATGATTGTTAAGCCTTATGGCCTGGGTGGGGGGGTCGGCAAGCCAATTAGAGCAAAAGCCTTACAAAGCAAGCCTGAGAAGGCTTGATTGTTATGGGTTTTGCTCAAATAGAATTAGGTCTTATTAAGCTCTAATAAGCCCAAATTTGTATGTTTCGCAAACTAGGCTTAGCCCTGGGGCTAACCAAAAACCACGGGTTTTTGAAGTGAGCAAACTATTTAAGCTTTTTGTGAAACAAGGTGTCTTTTCTGCTTTTTGACCATCCCATCAATCTCCCCTAACAGCACACCCAACTGTGAGTATGCCTTTGTGGCTTCCTTCATAATTTCCCATATTGTTCTATATTCTTCTGTCATTATAATTGAGGGGGCTTTAACCCCTCTGCTTTCTTTGGAACTAAATAAAAAATAAAACTCTAATGATTTCCCAACCTTGGCGAGTCAATTTAATCTGTATCATTGTTAGCTGCAATATCTCTCATTAATTTATGCAATATCTTAGCATTCATTCTAATATCTTTATACTCTATCTTCCCTGCAATGCATAAATCAACAGCATAACGCGTGGCTACTCCTGCTTGTTTGTTAGCTTCCATATCTGAATACTTGTTTTTAAAACTAGGTGCTGTGGGTGCTATTGCTCCGGGCCTGACAACTTGTATTGGTTTATCTTCAAAATCATTATCATAAACTTTCTTAATGTTCTTAAAGTTTCCAATCTCTTTAATATTTACAACGACATCATTCCCAATGTTTGCTTTAAGCTTAGCGACTTCGTCTGCTTCAAAACAACTCATCCATCCGATTTGAGTTCTAAATCTTGAATAAGTCTTCCCTGTCTTCTGGCTTTCCTTGTCTTCTGATTCAAATATTTTAACTTTGGTTTTTTCCATGTTTTTTAACCTCCATGTATTTAATTGTGTTTTGTCTTTAATGACTGTAATATTCCTCTGTTCTTTTTATCTTCATCTCTTTTAACTGAAATCCCTTTTGTTGCCATAACGAGTAGGAACTTTGTCCATGTGAATTTAGTATTTTGTTTATATTCTAGTGTTCTTTTTGCTTTGAATATTTTCTTGTATTCTCCTTCTGTAAATGTTATGTGTTTTGTTTTCATTTTAAAATTTTATCAGACAAACTCATGCTAAATCCCTCTCTGTGAGATTGAAGAAATGTTTAATAAATCTTATAGTTTCATAATCCATATTTAAATCAGCTTTAACCCACTTAATCGCCTCGGCTTTTATCCATTTCTCAAACTCTTCAACATCATTATGGGGCATCCATAAATCAAAATCCAAATCCTTCAAAGTTTTAAGTTCCTCTCCACCTTTCTCAAAATGTTTATTTCCCATTTTTTTCAATATGTAGCTCAAAGAAAGTTTTACTAAAAATTAACTGAGCAAATTTAATTCTTATTCTATCCCAAAGGGGTATAATCTTCCATTCCTCATAGTCTATATTCCATAAAATAACATTAAACTTCATTTCTTCAACTCCTTTGCAATCCGTTCAATGTAATCAGAAAAGTTTTCATTCTTACGACCATAAAAAGCACGTCTTAACTTTCTCCACGACGATAAACGAAACTTAATTTGTTTGTGTTCAATTAACATAGTAAACTCACGGTTTACTACTTTATAAACTTATGGGTTTAGAATATCTTCCAAAGAGTCCCATTCCAACCTATAAACTCTTTATTATCTCCGAATATTATTTCTCCTGCGGTGAGTCCTGCTCTTGCTATTTTCTGTTGATTATAAATCTCTAAAATTTCATCTGCTGTTAATGC